ATGATGGAGGGGCTGAACATCGAACAACAGATGGCTCGCAAGATGAGAGATGACGAGTACAGATACGCTATCTACAAGAAAGAGAAGGAAAAAGAAACTAAACCTAAAAAGAAGTAGAATTAATATAACATAAAAACAAATAAGCTATGAGTAAAGATTGGTGGGACGATAGTCCCCTACACCCAGCGAATAGAGATGATGATAATAGAGATAATCATCTTTACTGCGACGTTTGTCACGAGAGATTTGAAGAGTGCGACATTCAAGATGAGATCTGTGATGATTGTTTCGACAAACAAGAAGTATTAGCAAACCTTTAAACCACTATCATTATGTACGCAACATTAATTATTTCAGCAATACTAGCTATTATAGCCGTAGGCATTGTAAGCTACAACACTAGAGATGAATAACAACTAAACACTATTATTATGACTGAATTTATCATGTATAACAACCTTTTAGTCTGGACTACACCTGCACTACTTATGTATTGCTATGTAGCTTACAGAGTTTATAAACGAATTAAAGAAAAGCAAGATGAAAAATAGACTATTAATTGCATTAAGCCTTGTATGTATAACGGCTAACGCACAGAAAGTTAAATTAGAAAACGAGGAGAAATACTACGAAGCTAAATACTTTGAGAGTCACGTTTGGAATGAGGCTACGCAAGATTACGAGATGGATGCAAGAACTTGGACAACGGCTGACTTTGTTCTACACAAAGAGTATGTAGTCTTTGGAGTAAGAAATGAAAAGTATCATAAGTTGTGGTGGGTATTCTATGATGAACACAAAAATCTTGGAGATTGCTACATCACTGAGGGAGATGCCATAAAGGTTTGCATTGACTATGAGGATAACAAAATATTCTTTATGACTGACTACGACGAATCAAAAGAGAGGTGGACAGAGGTAGGTTTATTCGCAAAGATACAGAGTATAAGACCTTTTAATTATTCACGCTAAACTAAAGATCATGGCAAAGATATATATAGACAACTCAAGATTTATGGGTTTTGTAGATGCTATCGCAACAAACTTTACTGAATTGAATTATGGTGCTGACACTTGGAAAGAGGTGCAAGACGGTTTATCAAAAAACACCTGCATAGTATTTACCGAAGAAGCACAAGAATACTACAACGATGTATACGACGAAGTAGAGACGATGCTAAACAATATGTTAGACATACATAGCAATAACAATTTTGAAAATAAATAAAAACCTGTAACTTTACCAACCTAAAAAAAAATATCATGAGTGTAGAAGAATTTAACTTGGCACGAATAGATGCCTTAGAGAATAGAGTAAAAGAGTTAGAAGAACGATTACGAGAACATGAAGAAAAAGAAAGTAAAGATGCAAGACATTTGGGATGCGACACGCCCGAATGTGTATGCCAATAAAAAGAAGTATAAACGTAAAGCAAAGTATAAAGATGAACACTATAGACGTAGATCAAATATGGATGACTGGGAGAATGAATCCCTGTTCTGAGTATGTATTATATCATAAAGTACACACTAAATATATACAACCTATTTATGATGACATACTTGAGTTCTCAAAAGCCTTGAGAAAACAAAAAAATTTTAGTAGATTAACAACAGCAAATAAAAACAGAGTATATTCCTGTCTCGACTATGTAGACACACTAGGCACAGGGGATTTGGGAGAATTACTTGAGAAAGAATATTCTAAAGTTGAATTTTTATTAAAGGTAAATGAGATACGAAGACGAAATGCTGATAGATCTGTTAATAGACAAGGGTATCGCCCCTAATCTAAACCGAAGGATTAAGCCAAGTAGGCATCCTTACATGAAGAAGGTGTGTAAATCACTGAAGAAAAACGACGTTGGCTTCACATATTTTTCCGAAACGGACACCCTTGTAATTACCCAACCAGAATCTGTGCTATATCAGATAGCAATTCTACCCTCCTTGTTTGGGATTAGTGCCATCGTATTAGTACACGATGAGAATAATGCAGAGCAAAACATACAGAGCGTATCTGAAACTCTAGACGAGTTATTACCTCCCGATATTGATTACGAAATACTAGGGGTGGTGTAAAAAAAAATATACAAAAACACCGTTTAGACAAAAATATTTACTATATTTGTTGAAAGAAAGTTAATTAAATCAAAACCAATTATGCAGAAATCAGAAACAATAGGCAACTTGACTCTTGCCTTATCGAAAGTGCAGGCTCAACTAAGACCTGCTAAAGAAAACTCAAAGAATCCTTTTTTCAAATCTAACTACGCTGACTTAGGTGCAGTGTGGGATTCAGTTAGGTCTCTGTTGGCTGAACACGAACTTGCAATCATTCAGATGCCTACTGATGTGGGTGGTGTAACTACAATACTATCACATTCAAGTGGGGAGTACCTACAATCTACGTGCTACATTCCTTGTAAAGAGGATGCACATGGTGTAGGTTCAGCAATCAGTTATGCTCGTAGATACGCACTCGCAGCCTTTGTAGGTGTAGTCACAGGAGATGACGATGGTAACGGAGCAGTTGATAAAGCACCAGCACGTAAACAATCGTCAGCACCAGCATCCAAGCCTAAACTAACAGCAGATAAGTATAAGAACATGCTTAAAGCTATTGAGGATGGTAAAGGAGATGTAGTTAAGCAGAAGATGAACGGCTACGAACTTACTAAGACTCAGTCTGACAACCTCAAGAAGGTTCTTAAACTATCCCAAACCTTAGCGTAATGGCTTTAGATAGCTTTATAAAAAAGTTAGAGGACGACTCTTTCTACTACTCAGACTATGACTTTGTTACAAATTCGCAGTTGGGGTTGATAAAGAAAGATGTTCGCACCTATAAGATGATGAGAGACCACCCCGAACTTAGGGTGGAAACTTTCCCAATGATCTTTGGTAGGGCGTACCACGTAGCTATGCTTGAGCCTAACGAGTTTAACGACAAAGTTAAGGTGTTTGATTCTGCTACAAGAACTACTAAGGGTTATAAGGAATTTAAGGCTAACAACCCTGACGCACCTACTATTATCCTTCAGAAAGAATACGACAGAATCATGCGTATGCAGGATGTCCTATTCTCTCACGCTGAGGTAAGAGACCTCCTTCAGTCACAAGGAGAGAGGGAAATAGCTAACGCTTGGGAAGACTCAGACACAGGAGTATTCTGTAAGGGTAAGGCTGACTATAGGAATGGTAGCGTTCTTGTAGACCTTAAGACTACGGGAGATGGTAGCTTATATGGGTTCAGTGGATCTTGTAAGAAGTATGGCTACGATAGGCAGTCAGCATTCTATATGGATGGGTTTAATTGTGATGAGTTTGTGTTTATAACACAAGAGAAAGAAAGACCATATAACGTATCTATATTCTACGCAGGGGAAGACTTTCTTGCAAGGGGTAGAGATGAGTATAAGTATCTACTTGATACATACAGAAGGTTCTTTATTGATAACGAAGAGGTTGTTGAGGAACACCTTGTAATGGATACACTATGACATTAAAAGACGCATTAAAAGAAGCTGATTTAAATATATCTTGGCTATCTGAAAGAATAGGGTTAAGTCGACCTACCCTATATAAATACTTAGATAAACCTGACGAGTTTAAAGTTAAGCACGTTAGAAAAATCGCAAGGTATTTACATATAACGCAAAGGGAGGCATTAGTTAATTATTTTAATCAAGCTGAAAGCTATGAGTAACACACAAAAAATTTACGTTGCAAACGGAACTGAGAAGTTCGATGGAGATTTGGTAGAGTTTTCTTTAAACCTAACCAAACTTAAAAGTGAAGCTGGTGAACACATCTTCGACTACAATGGAGACAAGTACATCAAGTTGAAAATCGCAAAGAAGCGTGATGGTGCTGACCAGTATGGTAAGACTCACTACGTTGAAGTAGACACCTTTAAACCTGAGGCGAAAGCTGAAGAGAAGGTTGACGATCTACCGTTTTAATTATTGGAGGGGCTCAGTCCCCTCCTTTTTTTAACCCTAACCAAAAACCACTGTCACTATGAGATTAAGAGTATCAGATACAGACGTAATAATTACAGATAGATTAAACTTTGTAGAGATTGATGGTCGTACTATACACTTTCACTTTACAGACAACAAACATGATGCTATCTTTAACAACGAGATGGAGGCTCTGGCTTCTTTTAACAATATCAATCATTGCCTTAATACCACAGATGCTCGCTTTGAATCTCAGGAGAAGCAAGCTGAGGAGGACGAGAGAAAAGAAAAAGGCTTCGAGATGTTTTGGAATCTATATGACAAGAGAGTAGATAAAGGCAGGGCAAGAACCTCTTTCATGAACCTAACATTAGAAGATATGCTTGAAGCAGTTAAAGGTGTAAAGGCATATGTAGACTCTACTCCAGACAAGCAGTATAGAAAGATGCCATCAACTTGGATAAGGAATAGAGGTTGGGAGAGTGAAGTGAAATTTGACGCCAAGAAAACAAACCGATACGTTAAACCAAAATATCATACCGATGAAAGATAATACAGAGATGGAGGTAATGCTACTTGGTCGTATCATGACTTACACCAAAGAGTATTACGATAACCATAGTATAATTAATAGAGACATATTCTCAGATCCTTTAAACAGAAAGATATACGGAGTTGTATCAGATAGATTGGATAAAGGTGAGGTGGTTGATATGGTTGTGCTATCATCCTTAGTTAAGGATTCTATGGCTGACTATAGGATAGCTGAGTGCTACGCTAAAGATTTCAGTCATTACAACACAGAACACTTAGTTCTGTACCTATCACAAGAAGAGAAGAAGGTTAGACTTAGGAAACTAATTGACCTCACGAGTAATAAGATTAACAAGAACGAGGACTTGTTTAGCATCCTTGACTTTATAGAATCAGAACTCAAGCCTATATCAGAGGTCAGGGGTAGTGATATACCCGACATCAAGAAACAGCTAAAGGTGTTGCACGATGACATCCGAAGGAGGATGGACTCAGATGACATGATCGGTCTACCTACTGGGTTTCAGTCTGTAGATAAGTTTACTGGTGGGTGGCAAGAGACTGATTTTATAGTCATAGGTGGTGCTTCCTCTATGGGTAAGACATCATTAGGATTATCATTCTGCTACAATTGTGCTAAGGCAGGTATTCCTGCAGCAGTATTTTCATACGAGATGGGAGATACGCAGCTACTACAAAGATTAGTGTCCCTTGAGAGTGAGGTTAACAATAGGTATATAATGAAGGGAACCCTTGAGTCCAACGAATTATCGAGAGTTGACAGGGCTATAGGTAAACTTGAAGGTACAAGTCTATTTATAGATGAGTGTAAAGACTCTTCCCTTCGATACCTCCTCAATAAGATACGTCAGTACGTTATCACTAAAGATGTTAAGTTCTTTTTAGTAGATTACCTACAGCTTGTTAAGGCTACAGGAGCGTCTAGAGAGCAGGAGGTAGCCGTAGTGGCTCGTGAGCTTAAGAATATAGCTAAAGAGCTTAACGTAACTATCGTCGCTCTATCACAGCTTAGTAGGGGTGTAGAGAGAAGGGATGGTTGTAGACCAAGTCTATCCGATCTTCGTGAGTCTGGAGAGATAGAGCAAGCAGCAGATATTGTTATGCTTGTATACCGACCAGAGTACTACGGGATAATGACAGACGATGCAGGGCAACCTACAGAGGGACTCGTAGACCTTATATTCGCTAAGGGTAGGAATATTGGTACGGGAACACTACCTCTTAGGTTTAAGAAGGAGTATACTAAGTTCAGCGATCCACAAGATTACGAAGAGAAATTTATAACAGCACAACCAACTGATTCTTTTTAACTATGACAACATGGAAGCTATAGACTTTACAATGGGGTTGATATTCATCCTTTGGGCAATAAAAACTATAATTAAAGACACATTACTATGAGCGAATACAGGAGGGGTAAAACATACCCTAAAAAAGAAAGTCAAGAGATTCTTAATAAAACCATTAAAAAGGTCTCTAACATGACAGGAATGAGTGAATGGAGTATACTACGTAAGAGTAGGAACAGGAAAATTGTCAACTCTAGAAGGATGGTTGTATACATACTTAGGTCAAAGTACGATATGGGCTGGAGTAATATATCGAGGCTAATTAATTTCAATCACGCCACTATTATACACAACTATAATTACGTAGTAAATAATCATGAGTACGACCCTGAGATTAGGCAAGTAAAAGAAATGGTTGATTGTATAACCAAAGAAGACGAAGATATGATTAAGAAAACTTACTCAGAAATACTTAACGATAAGTACTCTAGCTTGGATGATAAGTTAGACATACTAGTAAACCTTTTAAGAGATGAAGAAGGAGATATATCACAGTACGATAAATTACGAATGGAGAGTTATACGGCACGTAAAAGGAGTCAGGAAGCCAGCCAAGACGTGGAAAAAATCAACCTATACGACGTGTACAACTGGAAGGACTCCTGAAGAGATGTACAAGATTAATCACCTAATGAGCACTCTAAAGATAAGGTGTAAATCTACTGGTGAGGTGGAGATAAAGATCACTGGCATTATTGAGCATGACTTCGTATGTCTGTCTCACGATGTTTATTAAAATATCAGCAAGCAAAAAAAA